CGCTCTCGAAGCAGTCTGGAAAAAAGAATACTCACTGGCAGACTTTACTGCCCAATCTAACTTCAAAAGTTATGACGCATTAGAAAAGCGTCTCAAGTCCGTGCTTGGACAGAAAACAGCACAACGTCCTGTTCTTGATGAAGAACTAGAGGACGAGAGTGAAGGCCGTGGTGCCGCAGTACAACAGGTTGCAGCAGCAACTACTGATGATGCTGATGCAGATGATGCTCTTAGTTACTTCCAGAAACTTGCTGAGAATTAACCTAGATTAGGATTCGATCCTTTCTTTAGTCTAGGGTTAATATATTCACTCGACGGCTCATAGTTAAGGACGGTTTCGAAATCATCTAAAACCATAGAAAGATACTTAGACTCCAGGAGATTGATATTTCTTTTATCATCCTGGAGTCTTTCTTCATATGTAAGGTATGATATACCTTGAATAGGAGCGACAGTAATAAGTTTGTTAGTACCTGAATCTAAGAAGGTAAACTTATAGGTAGAGTCTACAATCTTACCCTTCGGTACAAATATTTTTCCTTTTGAATCTTTTATTTCTTCAGTCTCATAGTGTTTTATGTTAGATAAGAATGATTCAGAACCATATTTTTCAATGAGATAGTTATGGAAATTCCATTGAGTCATAGGCCATTCATCTCTAACGTTTATAATATTATTAGAAGCAAGAACAACCCAATCTAAATTTGAGTCACCATAGAATTTATATGCCACAGCATCAGGACGTTCATCACCTTCAATCTTATACTTTGTGAAAGCCATAAAGTCAGTGAAGATATCCTCACGTATCAGAGCACGACGAAATAGATTCTTTACAGTAATATAATCACTGTTAGATTTTCTCTCATTGATGCGAGAGATGTATTCAAAATTTGGTAGAGTGCGGAAATAGTTTGACATATCAATAACCTATATCGTTTGTGGACATACTATAATCATCCTCGAAGATTGCCTCAAGTTCGCCGAAGTTTAATCCAAGATCGTATGCAGTCATAGAATTATCAGGTAACGTCATGTATGTACCATCAGGAACATAATTAACAGTCATAGAAACTAAGGCTGCTTTTTTTAATTTACCTATGAATGGATGTTCTTTTCCATTACCAGCAAAGAATTGTACATGGAATACATTAGGTGTCTTTAAGAATAGTCCTCCATTAGATGATACTTGTGCAGCCATTCCTTGTTTAAAGAAACGGATTATATTCATTACTGCTTGTGATTCTTCTCGGTTACGAGGGGTTAGTCTCCATCCGTAACTACGGTTACGCATTGTAGGTCCATTGAAGAGTAGTTCTTCGTTGGGGTTAATCATTGCTCCTTGAGAACGTCCAAGTGCTTGAGATGTATTAGCACCTAGTCCTGGTATATTACCCAATGCCAATGCTTTGCCCATTGTTTTTAAACCTGGAGAAGCCTGTGCCTTGGTTATTAACTCAGATAATTCTTCTCCTGCTGCAGTAGCAAAATTACCACTATCCATCACATCTATTAAAGCCTGACCTCCTGCTGCTTGCAGGGCATTCATTGTATGTCCATTCCAGTTAGTTCCATTATCATCTGTAAGACTTGGTGGAATGGGAAGTATAGTTGTTCCTAATGATTGTGTTATTCTATTATTGGGTCTCGCATCCTTACCTGGTTTAAATTTACCAGGTTCATACTTATACATTGTAATTTTAGTATAATCCTGTCCATCAAGTTTATCTACTGGATACTTTAAGTTACCATAACTTTTTCTTGAAACTGATTTAATTTTAAATGGTGGAGGAGGTAGTGCTACCGGTTCACCTGCATCTTTTCCATCACCTCCACCAGCATTACCTTCATCTTTTGTCATCAAACCAGTAGCACGTCCATTCTTGTTCCATGCTTCCCTTGTTACATTATCACTAGCAGATTCATTTATTTTCTGTCCCATCTGTGTTCTTACTTTCGCAGCTCGCTGATCATATTCCCCTGACCATGCAGCACCAGTTGAATCTACGAATTGTCCTTCTTCGTTTTGTGTGTAAGTTTTAGTAATACCTGTTGTTTTTCCACTTACTGTAGTATTATCGGTAACTATTAAAGTAACAGGCGCATTAGGATTCTCAGGATCAAACTTGAGTTGACTCCTACTGCTTTTATTTTTTTCCTTACTAAGTGCAAGTGTGCTAGTAATTTCTGCCACTATAATATCTTTTTAGTTATTTAGAACGAAATTTTGATAAGGAATTGTTTTTAACTCATCTATCTCTACTGGATGTACATAATATAACTGTCCTACTACCTCTAAGAAGGTATAGTTTCTCATTGTTCCCCAGTGAAAGTTAAAACCTTTGAACCCTGATGGATGATATTCTGTTACAGCAACCAATGGATTAGTATCGTATGTAATGTTAGGAGTCTTTGCTTTGTAGATGAAAGTATAGTAGTTTCCTAAGTCAGGGACAGGTGTAACAGTATCAGTTAATGCTTCTATAACTGAGAGCATTAGGTCATCAGCATCTTCTGTTCCTATTAGGTTCTTTAATAAAGGTGTTACTCTATTTCTATGTGGTTTTTGTAGGAGAGTCATAGACCTAATTCTTTTTCAGTGACTACCTTAAAGGTTAGTTGTCTATCTTCACAGAACTCTTGCGCTGCTTTCCACTTCGCTTGGTTCTTAGCATACTCTGCAACTTCACGGATGAATGTTTTCTTTTGTTTCTTTCCTTTTACAGGAGGGACACATTGTCTTGCAGGTTTAACTTCAATTACATAACGTACTTGTTTACCATTGCTTTCTTGTACTTTCATATAAAAGTCTGGGAAGTAGCGGTGAACTCTATTGTCTAGTGGTGAGCGATAAGGTATAAAGAATTCTTCACTTCCCCATTCAAGTATATTTGCATTACGATCACACCATTTCATAAATTTTAGTTCCCAAAGTGACCTATAAATGATGTTTCTTATGTCTCCTTTGTACTTATTTGGTTTAGTTGGTATAAATTTACCTTTATAGGTCATACATAGTATAGGGAAAACACCATATGGTATTTAGATGGCTGGGAACGTACCTGGTACAAAGTATAGTACAGCAGACTTTTTAGGTAAGTTTGCAAACATTGCTCAGACGAGTCAGTATAGAGCTCACTGGATATTTCCTCGTGGATTTAATCCAGGACTTGGTTCAGTCCTTCAAAATGAAGGTGCTCTATTATGCAAGGCAACATCCTTACCTGGTTCTTCAATAGCAACTCATGATGTTGCTAATGATTATTATGGAGTGACACAGAAGAGTGCGTACAAAAGACAGTTTGATAATACTATTGACTTAACATTTTATATTGATGGTCACTACCAAATTCTTCATCTATTTGAAGCATGGTTGGATTATGTTATGCCTATGCAAGGAAAGAATCTTAAAGCTGGTAATACATTCTATAGAGCAAATTTTCCAGAGAGTTATAAAGCATCTCTTTTTATTGCTAAGTTCAATAAGGATTTCTATGGTGTACCTGCAACAAAGGGTGGGGTGATGGGTGAAAATATAGAGGCAACTAGGAAAGGTAGTGGACATATAGAATATGAATTCATAAATGCATTTCCTCAGAATGTATCTTCAGCAGGTGTTTCTTATGATTCTTCTAGTAACCTAGAGTTTACTGTAACATTTGCATATGATAGGTACATAACTAATAGATCAAAAATTACTGCACCTCAAATTCCCCAACCAACACAAAAGAGTACTCAACCACTTAAGAATACTTCAAAAGATAATCCATCAGATCCTTTTACCGCAAATTGGTTGAAGCAAGCTGGTGGTGCAGCAGCTGTCTTTAATGATGTTACAGGTAGAGGAATACCATTTAATACTGAAGGACTTGGAATTGAATATGAAGGGAAGATGATTAACTTCCCTGTAGGTGAACCAGGGACGAAGAGTCAAGCAGTTAGTGGACAAAATGTTAATGACTCTACTAAACAAGTACAGGATGCACGTAATGGAGTTGGTTCTAATACTTCAGTAGGTAATGCTGCTAGAAGAGCCAGCGCTAAACAAGCATTAGATTTCTTCTAAAACCACTATAAATAAAACACAATATTATTTTTGTAATGCCTTTACCAAAGATTAGTACGCCAACTTATGAACTTGAGTTGCCATCATCAGGAGAGACAATAGAATATAGACCCTTCTTAGTTAGAGAAGAGAAACTTTTAGTTCTTGCAATGGAGAGCGAAGATACGAAGAGTATCACCAGAGCAATTAAAGAAGTTCTTAAGTCTTGTATTAAAACAAAGATTAAAGTAGAAGCACTTCCTACTTTTGATATAGAATATTTGTTCCTTAACATCAGAGGTAAGTCTGTTGGGGAGGAAGTAGAAGTTACTGTGACTTGTCCAGATGATAATAAGACTGAGGTTGAGATTAGTATTCCTATTGATGAGATTCAAATAGAGAAGAGTAAGGATCATAATGATACAATCAAACTTGATGATGAACTTACTATGAAGATGAAGTATCCTTCTCTTGATCAGTTCATTCAAACTAATTTTGATTTAGATGCTGCAAAAGGTGCTTCGCAACTTGAACAGTCATTTGATTTGATTGCAGCATGTATTGATACTATCTACAGTGAGGAAGAGGCATGGCCTGCTTCTGAGTCTAGTAAGAAGGAACTTAATGAATTCCTTGAGCAGTTGAGTTCATCTCAGTTCCAAGAGATTGAACAGTTCTTTGAGACAATGCCTAAACTTGTTCATGAAGTTAGTATAACTAATCCTAAAACTAAGAAGAAGAGTACTGTTACTCTGGAGGGACTGTCAAGTTTTTTCGCGTAGCAATGTGTTATATGAGTCTGGAGTCTTACTACAGAATCAATTTCGCATTGATACAGTACCATAAATACAGCTTAACGGAGATTGAAAGCATGATCCCTTGGGAGCGTGATATATACGTTGAACTCCTCAAACAACACCTAGAGGAAGAGAGGGAAAAACAGAAAGCAAATGAATCTGGATGACTTGCTGAAATCAGTACGAGAAGATGAGTTTTTAACTCCGAAGGATGCTGCTGGTCATAAGAAAAAGATTAGTAGTGAGAAGTTCTTTAATATTGCACAAGAATTAAAGTCAGAAGGAACTATAAAAGGACAACCTATAAGTCCTGAACAAAGGAAGGAGGGGTTTAAGAAGTCACGTGATCCAGTTGAGTTTAAGAAGTTTGTTGAGAAGGTTTTAGCAAAGAAGAAAGATGCAGGTGGTGATGGTGCATCTACTAAACCTAAGAATCAAAAGTTATTAACTGGATCTACGTTTAAAACTCTTCCTGGAGATTTGTCTTCTCCTCCAGATATTAAATCTGATTCTTCAGATGAAGATAAACCAAAGAGGAAGAAGAGTTTACTTACCTTTGTTAAACAGATTAACAATAGGGTAGGTGGTATTCTTAAAATATTAGATAAGAGAGCAGACGTAGAAGCGGATGCTAGTAAAGAGAAAGCTCAGGAAACAGAGAAGGCAAAGAGGGGAGCTAAGGAAGCAGAGGGAGAAAAGAAGAAGAAGGGGATAGGATTACCTGGTCCTATTGCTAAGATGGCTGCACCAGTCACTAGTCTTTTTGATAATATTATTAAGACTATTGGTACTCTTTTAATGGGTTGGGGACTAGTAAAATTCCTTAAGTGGTTACAAGATCCAAAGAATAAGAAAGCAGTAGAAGAATTTAAAGATTTTATTACTGTTGCTGTTCCTGCTATCCTTAAAGGTCTGGTAGCAATACTGGGTTATAATATTGCTAAGACTTTGATAAAGTTTACAGCAGGACTTGTTGTTGGTGCTGGTAAAATGCTTATATTCCTTGGTAAGATGGCGGCTAATCTTATCAAGATGGGTAGAAAGAATAAGAGGTTAGCATTGATGCTTGGAATTGGTGCTCTAGCTGGTGTTGCAATGACACAGATGGGTAAGAAGGGTGCTGAGGATCTTAAGGAAGGGACTGGAGAGGATGCTGGTACGAAACAGGCTACAGATGTAGAAGATAAAGTTAATAGAGGTGAGATACCACCGAAGACTGAGACTAATGTTAAAG